TAGTAAACCCGTTCAGGTAATTTTCGCGTGCTAGATGATTAGCAACTACCTTAGAATTTTTTCCGGTTAACACAATCAGCGAACCATATTGATTGTGCACAATCCGAGCTTTGATGCTCGGCCAAACCTTGCTAATTGTTTCGATGTCCATTTCAAATTACCCCATAACATGCAAGCATGATTACGACGATTAACATGGCAACCATGTAACCCATAACAAAACAATCCATCCTATCCATTCCAATCCCCTAGAAAAGGCGAAGGCTGTTATACGTATAACAGCCTTCAGGTTAATTACTTGCTAGTTGCAAGCTTCACGCCCTCGATTGCTGCCTGAGCAATCTTCAGGCTTCGCACTGCGTCATCCCGGCGAACAACCTTCCATGTCTTACCTTCAGCCTGAAGGTGCGATAACAAAGCTTTGATCATGTCCAAAGCCTTTTCATCGTCAGACTTTGCGTCTTCTTTGGCAGCGTCTTCTTTCCCCTCGGCTTTTGCCATTGCATCGGTAATCTTGGCGAGTAATGCGGTCCAGCGTTGAGTAAGGGCTCTGCGCTTATCCTTCTGGCTTTGGCTAAGGGTTTTTGTATCCTTCGCAATCAATTCCTGCGAAGCCTTTGGATAGTTACCTTCGATCAAAATGCGAACCCCGGACCTTGCAGGGTTTTCGGTTTTGTCGCCAGTAGGCTTGAACGACTCGGCGTGGAACCCGTCAGCCCTGAGAGAATCAGCCACAGCAACCCAACTAACCGACTCAACCTTGGCTTTCGCCTTATCGAGTAAATCTAAGGCGGAAAATGCTAGTGGGACCGTCTTAGCAAATTGAGCTTTGGTGTTAGCGGAAAAAGAAACAACAGTAGACTTGGACATGATAGTCACTCCACAAAGTATCGGGCAGAGCGATTGCTCGACATCCGATAAGTCGTATTGAACGCCTATTTACTAGACTTTGCCACATTTAACTAGATTATTTTATCAGGCACGCGTTATATCGTATAACATCAAACCCGGCCAGCAGCATCACGCAAGCATCGACCAGCAGCACCCGCGCAAACGTCAGGACCGCGACCCCACCGTACCCGCACCCCCCCAAGGCCAGCTTGGTTCCATCGCGCGGCTAGGTGTTGCTATTCCAGACGAATAACTACCTCACTTTTCAAATCCCGCCAATCCGACCCCCACCCCCTCTTATAGGAAACACCCCCCGTCAGGAGTCCCAACCTCCTTGCAAAAATAAATAATTACTGTATAAAGTGCATAAAATCTGTTTCGGTGCCCTATTTCCCGACAACGATGAACCTACAAACACAAGAAACACCACCTAATATTATTTGCCACCCTGATCTTGGGGTGCCGTTTATTGAACTGAACGATGATGTGCAGTTCAAAGACATCGTGGAACGTGCAAAGGCTGCGTGTAATACCGCAGATATGCTGGCCCAGCATGGGCTACCCATAAAAACAGACCCGGAAACGAAGAAAGCGGCAAAATCTGCCGCCTCTGCAACCCTCAATGCGCTGGCTCAGACGTTACCTGATGCCAAAGTGCAGCCTCAACTGCCTGATAAACCCGAAGAATTGCTGGAGCTGCGGGGTATTTTGGATGTTTGGGGTCAGCAGGTAGTGGCAAATGCCTTAGAACTGCGTCGTTTAGTGACCAACAGGCTTATCAAAGAGAGCGTCCACCCTGATGCCAAGGTTCGGATTCGCGCATTAGAGTTATTAGGTAAGATTTCCGACGTTGGTTTGTTTACAGAACGCTCAGAAGTGACGATTAATCACCGTTCGACCTCTGATTTAGAGTCTAAGTTGCGTGAAAAGCTCCAGAAACTGCTTGATAACGACAGTAAAGTCGATTTAGGTGGGGATGTGATCGACGTAAAAGAAGTTTTAGGGGTAAAAGACGAGGAAGATGCGGTAGAAGTGGGTGAGCAAGGGTAATCATGGGCCTGACAACGCTTACTGAAGCGGAAATTCTTGTTCTCTTGCAGAATCTGCACAACTTCACCCCCGAAGAACAGGCAGAAATCGAAGCAGTTGCTGATGAGTTGGCAAAACGCAAGCAAGCGGCGAAATGCCGCAACGATTTAATTGAATTCTGTAAACACATGCAGCCGGATTACAAGGTTGGGAAACACCATCGGCTTTTGGCTGACTTGCTAATGAAAACCGCGCTTGGTTTAGAGGATCGGGTGTGCGTGAATATCCCGCCTCGGCATGGCAAAAGTCAGCTTGTTTCTATTTACTTCCCTGCATGGTTTCTGGGAAAATTTCCCAGTAAGAAAATCCTGATGGTGTCGCACACCACAGATCTCGCCGTTGATTTTGGGAGGAAGGTCAGGAACCTGATCGCAAGTGATGCGTACAAGGAGATTTTTCCGACGGTTGATCTTGCGGCTGATTCTAAATCTGCGGGCCGATGGAATACTAATGCTGGCGGTGAGTATTTTGCCTGTGGTGTTGGCTCTGCTCTTGCTGGCCGTGGCGCTGACCTGCTCTTAATTGATGACCCCCATAACGAGCAAGACATTATTAATGGCAATTTCGATGTTTTCGAGAAAGCCTATGAGTGGTATACGTTTGGTGCCAGAACCCGCTTGATGCCGGGAGGTCGGGTGGCTATTGTGCAGACCCGCTGGCATATGGACGACCTGACAGGTCGGGTAACTAAGGATATGGCGAACTCTGAATTGGCAGATCAGTTTAGGGTTGTTGAGTTCCCTGCCATATTAGAAACGCCAAGTCCCTCAGATCCAAACAAATTAATAGAAAAACCCCTTTGGCCCGAATTCTTTGACCTTACTGCCTTGCATCGCACAAAAGCGTCGATGCCGTTATTCCAGTGGAATGCACAGTACCAGCAGAACCCCACGGCTGAAGAAGCGTCGGTAGTGAAGCGTGAGTGGTGGAAAGTTTGGAAAAAAGAAGATCCACCTGTTTGTGATTACATCATCCTTACATTAGATGCCGCAGCAGAAACACATAACCGTGCGGACTTCACCGCTATAACTGTGTGGGGGGTTTGGAATAATGAAGAGGAGAAGGGTTACCACATCATCTTACTCAACGCGATCAAGAAAAGGGTCGAATTTCCTGATCTTAAGGATCTGGCGATGGAGCAGTGGCGGGAGTGGGAACCCGATGCGTTCATTGTTGAGAAGAAAGTTTCTGGTACGGCGCTCTACCAAGAGTTCCGGCGCATGGGTATTTCAGTTAATGAGTACACCCCACACCGAGGTACAGGTGATAAATTGGCCCGACTTAACTCGGTAGCTGACATCATCAGGCAGGGTTTGGTGTGGGTGCCCGAGACACGCTGGGCTGAAGAGGTGGTGGAGGAAGTTGCTGGATTCCCGTTCATGAGTCATGATGACTTGGTGGACACGACCACAATGGCGCTGATGCGGTTTCGGGAGGGAGGGTTTTTGCGCCTTCCCACTGATGAGCCTGATGACATTCGTTATTTCCGTGGGGCGCGTGGGCACAAGCGTGGATATTATTTAGGGTAATTTGTTAGGGGTTAATGATGGCTATTGATAAAGCACTGTACGAGATGCCCGAAGGACTTGAAGCCTTGGCGCTTGAAGAAGCTCCTATTGAGATTGAGATCGAAGACCCTGAACCCGTAACGATTGGTATGGGTGGTGTTGAGCTTGAGATTGAGCCGGGGGATGAAGACGAGGAAGAAGAATTTGACTCTAATCTAGCCGAGTTCATGAAAGAAGGTGACTTACAGAAAGTTGCTAGCGATGTGATGGAGATGGTTGAAGCGGACATTACTTCGCGTAAGGATTGGGCCGACACCTACGTTAAGGGCTTGGATGTGCTGGGCCTACGTTATGACGAGGTAACTGAGCCTTGGGATGGTGCGTGTGGGGTGTTCTCTACGCTGTTAACTGAAGCAGCGATTCGCTTCCAAAGCGAGTCCATCATGGAGACATTCCCGGCTGCTGGTCCCGTAAAGACACAGATTATTGGTCAGTTTACGCCTGATATTGAAGAAGCAGGTAAGCGTGTTAAGGCTGATATGAATTACCAGCTAACTGACAAGATGCCTGAGTATCGGTCAGAGCACGAACGTGCATTATGGGGTGTGGCGCTTGCAGGTTCGTCATTTAAAAAGGTCTACTACGACCCATCGTTAGAGCGCCAAGTTTCGTTTTATATCCCTGCCGAGGATGTCATTCTTCCCTACGGTGTAACAAACATTAGACGTACAGACCGCCTTACGCACATCATGCGTAAGACTAAGAATGACGTTAAGAAGTTACAGGTAAGTGGGTTTTATCGGGATGTTGATCTTGGTGAGCCTTACGCCAGTCAGACCGATATTGAGAAAGCCAAGGCGCAAAAGGAAGGTCAAGAGCCGACTAAAGATGAGCGGTATCAGATATGTGAGGTGCATATCGAGTATGACTTGCCGGGGTATGAGGAAGAACTGCCACTGCCCTACGTCATCACTATCGATAAAAACACCAACAAAGTTTTAGCTATACGACGTAACTATAAAGAAGACGACCCTCAAAAACGTGCGCGTCAGCACTTTGTGCACTATATGTACATCCCTGGGTTCGGGGCTTATGGCTTCGGGTTAATTCACATTATCGGTGGCTACGCCACGGCAGGCACCATGCTGATCCGTCAGTTGGTGGACGCAGGGTCGCTATCTAATCTTCCCGGTGGGTTAAAGGCTCGTGGGCTGCGGATCAAAGGCGATGACACGCCTATCGCTCCGGGTGAATGGCGAGATGTGGACGTGCCGGGGGGTGCGATCAGAGACAACATTCTGCCGTTGCCTTATAAAGAACCAAGTCAGGTTCTCCTCGCCCTACTAAACCAGATCACCGAAGAAGCGCGAAGGCTCAGTGGTATGGCTGATATGAAGATCAGCGATATGTCGAGTCAGGCTCCGGTAGGTACGACGCTGGCTCTGCTTGAGCGG